GTCTTTGCGTGGGTTGGAGGAAATGTTGAGGTTGTTGAATATACACAAGCTCATAGATCTGCTGGAAAATCAAAGTTTAATGGCTGGAAGCTGTGGAATTTAGCTTTAGAGGGTATAACTAGTTTTTCGACTCTGCCGCTTAGAATATGGACATACATTGGATTAACAGTGTCAGCATTGTCATTCATTTACGCCGCATGGATGATTATTGATAAATTATTATGGGGGAACCCAGTACCCGGATACCCATCATTAATGATAACAATCCTATTTCTTGGCGGCGTACAGTTAATAGGTATCGGTGTATTAGGAGAATATATTGGAAGAATTTATATCGAAACCAAAGGTCGCCCTCGTTTTTTAATTAAAAAATCATCCAATGGTGATATAGATGCTAAGCGATAAGAAAAAATATTTAATTTCAGCATGGTCTTTGACCATGCTTTACTATCTTCCAATTATGATGGCCTCAGTGTATTACAGAGACGATCTTGAAAGGTCTTTTGGTGGGTATTTTGGGTGGGCTGAAACTGGCAGACCTGGTGCGGAATTCTTATTTTCAGCACTAACATTAAGCACTGATAAATCATTAGACATATTTCCATACTCTATCATTCTTTCTGCGTCTTTCATTGCTTTATCAGCATATTTTGTGATGGTGCTTCTGAATAGAAATAACATAAAGCACGCATCATTTATTTCATTTTTGTTTATATTTAACCCTTTTTATCTTCAAAACGTCTCATACAGATACGATAGTTTCGGGATGTCACTTGCTGTTCTTTTAACTGTTTATTCTTATGTTTTCTTACATAAAAACAAATTATTAGAGATGGTAATTGCAGCAATACTATTAACCGCAGGACTATCAATATATCAGCAATGCTCAAATATTTTTATCGCATTGGTCGGTGTGGAATTATTGTCTTGCTATAAACACAACAGTATTAAACAATGCATTTACAGATGTATAAATAGGGTATCCTGCTATATATTAGCTTGGGTTTTCTATGTATTCGTTATAGCTAAATTATTTAACAGGTACACTGGTAGAGCTGAGCTTATAAAATTTGACTCTAATGCATTCAATGCTTTATATGAAAATCTACATATGCTTTTAGAGCTTGTATCCTCATATTTCAATGAGATTTCATTATATCTATTCTTGATATTGATAATTTCATGCGTTTTAACTATCATAATTAAAACGGTAAATGATAGAGACATAACAAAAACAGCATTTGTTTTAATAATGTCATTATTTGCATTTTTAATTTCACTTATGGGTCCGTCTATACTTTTGTTGAACGCACCTGTAGTCCCAAGATCGCTAGTATCATTTTCAATATTATATATACTAATAGCAATACCAATGTCATATTCTAGTGCTAGAATAATATATTTATCTATTATTCCTGCGTTCGTTTCCATGACATTTAGCGCTAAACTCGGTAATTTTTACTCAATCCAAAATAAATTTGAAGATGTAGTATTCACGCAACTATCTTATGATTTATCAAAAATAAAAGGAGTAAACTCTATCGAGTTTTCTGGTAGTGTATCATTATCACCTAGAGCTAAAATATATTATGAAAGCACTCCACTACTGAGCTACTTCCAGTTCCCAGCAACACAGTGGATGGCAGCTTACAAGCTAAAAGAAAAATTGATAGATAATGTTGCATCCGGCTACGGCTCGGAAAAAAAGAACACACTTATCACAAACAATCTTATATCTAAAAATTCACGACCAATATCATCATCAAGCAGTTACGACATCTACGTTAATGACGCAACTGCATTTGTAAGATTTAAATGAAATATATAGCCCACTTTATAGTGGGCTATATCATATTGGATACGTTGATTTATTTATTATATTAATTACAGATGAAATTGATACCTGCCTAGATGATGAGTTTGAGACATCAGCCCATCTCGCGTACCTCGTTGTTCCATCAATGAATGTTAGCAAGAATTTTGCTTTATTATATCCAACAACATCAACAAACACGTCGTATAATTGCTTTGCATTATTCTGCGTTGCATAGAAAAACATATACATGCCTCCTACGACTGACGAACTTTTACCACCTCTCACACCATACATTTCTGAAATATCAAGCTCCACATCTGATGTGGATGAGCTAGTAACAGTACATGTAATTGAAAAGCTTAATTGATTCAAAAATATTCCTGATGATAGAGTTTGTGTTGAAATAGATACGCCATCAGCAGGCGAAAGTTTGACACCAGAACTTCCTCCAATATTACCTCCTGACTTCATAACTTGTGCATACCCATAACCACTAAAATGATTTAAAGCTATGCCAGAACCTTTCTCAAAACTAATCCATACATCTGTAGCATTTTCTGGTTTGCTAACAGATAAATTACTATAAGTTACATCCTGAGCGGAAGTAATAACTGGAAGTGTGCTCTTAGGAACTGAATCGTATAGCGATGGTAAAATTAATATAAAATCAAATAAACAATCAAATGCATCGTTTATTAACCCAACTCCACCGTTGGTTCTAGATGGCTGGTTATTGATATTTTTTCTAACTGGTGTATCCAATATTAGATTTGTATAGGTAGAAAAACCTGCGTTATCTGTAATTACAATACCAATATTCATTTTACCCAGCACACCTACACGATTATCAACAGAGTTCCCCCAAGGGTGAAATTTATCTAGAGAGTTTCCACTCTTATTAAACTTTCCACCGATTGAATAACCCACTGGCGAAATTTCACTAAACCAACTGTCAGTTGAATTACTTTCAAACCCCACGGAGTTATCAAGTCTTGTATTTGCTACAACCATCGTGAATTTGCTGGCTTTTCCTTCGTAATTGTTCGTCTCATAGAACCCGCCATTATTAAAACCGATGATTGCCCCACCCTCATACGTCCATCCGTAGCAATGCTGAACACATACACCAATTGCATTCACACCGACTGTATAGTCAGATGCTTCCAAGCGCAGACCATAGCAGTTCGTCTTGTTAGCTCGCGTGAAATGGTCGGTATTATCGTATACAGGCGTATCAGCACCGCCATCCATGATGTACCCATAGGTTGCAGTCAGCCCAGCGGGGACAATTGCTCGATGCTCATTCCAGTACACCGTCACCTTTGGCTTATGCATGATCGGGATTGCGCTGAAAGTGATGTCCTCATTCACATACAGGACGCCGCCGCCATTTTCTGACATCTCAGTCATAGCAGCATTAAAGCCATCCTCACCCTCACCCCACCCGCGAACGTCTCCTTCATCTCTCCAGCGTGCAATCTGCAATTCTGGGTACTTCGTTGCACCATCCGGATCAGATATCTGCCCTCTCAGTGTCGAATCACCCACGCTCAGCCATTTACCGGCACCGATGCCTCCCGTCGATTCTGGTGTTGATGCAGCGGGAACAACTTTGGGAAAAGCACCATCCCAGCGGTAGTACTCGCCGTCACCGTCAGGTAATTTCCATCTTAGAGCCTGATTGGGTAGGGTTAATGTCTGCCCCTCCTGAAATGAATCAATTAGTACCCACCCAAAAGCGGCAATAGCCTGTCGTGCAAGTTGGCTTAGCCCTTCTATCGTGTAATGCTCTCCGCCGAAGCGGTCGATGTATTTCTGTGCAACTGATGTTACGAACTCGTCAATCCTGCCTGCGTTAAACTTCAGGTCACGCTGTGATTCACTTGGTACCGGTAGATTTGTTGGTTGGGTAGCCATAATTTTTCCATAAAAAAACCCAGCGCTATGGCTGTGTTATTGAGAGTTGGTGTTGGTTAGACGTTATAGTCTGGTTTAGCGTCAAAATACTCGTCACAAGTCAGTGAGAATGTACCGTCCGAGTTTGGTTTCTTGTCTGATACTCTCCAGCGCATGGCCTCCATTTCTTCCGTGGTGGCGATGACATAGCGAGATGGTGATTGAACGTTGTAGCCGTCGAAGATATTGAGCGTGATATTCGGTACTTCTGCGATGAATCCAAACTTTGTATCTGTACGTGGATAAGCTCTGATTTTGTCCGTAGAGTTGCCGATCGAGTCGGTTACCCTGACATACATGTCGCCAGAGAAATTAATCTGCTCACTCGTATCAAAGTCATTCCCGTTCCGCGCAACGATATAGCCAGCTTGCTGGTTTGTGTCGTAAGTATCCGCGACAACAATCATCTCGCCGGGCGAAACATACTCACCGTCAGCCAGTGTCTTCATGTTCATCTTCATGCGTGAGCTGACCAACCGGTTAACTTCCAGAAGCGCCCTATCTCTTGCTTGATACTCGTTGCGGCAACCGCTAAGCGATATCTTCAACGGTGATAAGGCAGCTTGCTCAACAATCCCCGTATCGGTTATGCGGTATCGGATGTAGGTTTTCTTGTTTGTCCTCGGGCTGACATACTCGATTTCTACACCGTCGTATCCTCCTGGCATCGTCATGTCGTAACTGATTTTGTACTCATCAGCTACGATGTTTGCTCTGTTGAATACGGCAGACGGGAACTCTTTGCGCTCATCTCTTGCGAACGTCAGAACGCCGTCGTCCCAGTACGCGATCACTCTGGCAGCGTTGCAGATAGTTTCTACACGGTTACCAAGGGAAATATCTTCATCGTCAAATGTATAGTCGAAGTATCCCAATAGCGGATCCGGCAATGACTGATAGATGCTATACAGTTCATACAGGTCTATCGTGCCTTCTGGCTGTTTCCCTATGACCAGCCATTCATGAGCAACGGCATCAGCAAAGCTGCGCGACGGCCTGAGCGTATAGTCAACAGTGCGAGTATTGATGTCATAGCTGATTGTGTGACGTGTAACGAGTGCGTTGTATTTGCGATCACGTGAGCCGGTGGCCTGTTCAGTTGCGCGCACCGTGACTTTTACTAGGGTGTCATTTGGATAGGTCACATTCTTGCGGCGCGTGACTGAGTGCGCTTCGGCGATCTGCAGAAGGTTACTATCAGAACTGTTGTTGGTCTTCCGCAACTGGAACGCATACCGCGCTTTACCATACGGCGGCGTAAACTTGAATGTGCCATAAATATAATCAGCGCGACTGTCACTGTAGTTGAATACAAAACTTTTGTAGCTATAGGTCGGTGAAATCCTATCGTTATCGTCATTTACTGCCCAGTACTCGAGCAAAAAGTCAGCGCCTTCTCGCTTACCAAGTTGAGCCTGCAAGTGAACCCACAACTCATCACCTTCAATCGCAGCGAAGTATGGTCCCGAAATATTCCCTTTGTTTTCAGTCAGCGTGAATATCGTGTTGTTGATAGTCGAACCAGCCGGAATTTCTACTGGGCTGTTGATCGCTGATAGTTGGAAGGTGAAGTATTTAACTGGGTTGATAATAGAACCATCATCAGACTCTGTAGCTGAATCCAACGAAGCAGAAAACGTGACATTCTCAGTCACGTCACCTGATGCCAAATGGCGTGTCACACTGACAGTAACCTGAACCGGCAGCGGCTTTGGAATGTCATAGAAGTAGTCAAAATCTGGTGATTGAACGATTTTAACAGCCGCTGATGTGCCAGTTATCGTACCTGATACCACATCATTAGTCGTTGCAGTGGCTACTTGTTCGCTATTGCTCTCATTAGGCCCCAGCACCTCCTGCCCGTCTACATCGTCAAATTCGAATCCCTGAATGATTTCTGGAATAACGGTACCGGGAGGATAAAACTGGTAACTGGCACCGGCAATAGCTCCAAGGCTGGACTCTGAATATCGTACGCTCTCAACCGTGTAGTGTCCGATCCCGAAGTTCATCCACTCTGTGACGTACTTGATGTTGCCAGTAAACTCGAACATAGACTGCTGAATCAAGTCTGGGAATGAGCGAATCTGCCCGTAAATATCAGGACGCGCTTGATACGTGCGGGCGATATTTGTTTGACCGGTCAGCTTATTATTCGGACTTTCTTTTGCGTTATTATCCGCAGAAGTCGAGAATGAAGGTTTAGGCGCTAAGAACGAAAATACTTTGGTGACGAGTTTGAAGACCGGGCTCAGGATATCGCTGACTATGCTGCGCGGCTGATTGAATATCTGGATGCGATGCAACTCTGTGAGCTCAAACGAAAGCTCTGTATCCTCATCTGCCAACACGCCATTGATGACAATCACAATATCCCTATCAAACGATTGCTGCTCTAACCACGTGTAAAAGTTAGAGCCGTTGGCTAGCTCAATTCTCTCCTTCGGCACTCCTGGCAAGTGCTGTATTTCTAGAAGTGCCATACGAATAAAACTCCACTTTAGTGAATACTTTTTCCATTACACGCAGTTTGTCGAGCCTCACCGAACCATTGAGGCCGCGGCTATGCAACGCCATCCCATTAAGTACTAACCCAACGTGCTCCGCTCTACGCCCCATGTAGCCAATAAAAATGCCATCCTCGACGGGTACTTTCTCCCGTTGCCAAAACACCACCTCTTCTCTGTAGCAGGTCAGGAAATCACGGTTACTTTCATACCCAGCCTTGTGATGCACTTCTTTGCCGAGAACATGCCTGTAATACAGCGCGACTAGACCCCAGCAGTCACAAGATTCCATGGAACAGGCGCGGTTAGCCCACGGAACGCCGATCATCCGTTTGATAAAGTCAGATTTAGTCATTGTTTATCCGATTTCGAGACCGGGCCAATCTGCTGGGTCATACAGCAAGGCCACGTTTGTATTGAGCGGGTTAGTCATTGATAGAGAGACGTTTACGTTATCAGCATCGAGAGAGCAGTCTTTGACGTATAACTGCCACTCCTTGATCGCTATTGTCATGTCCTTAGAGTCAAACAGCCGATAGGTAACTGTGATCGGTTCAATGCGACTATACGAACGCCAGACCTTCAACTGTTGCTTAAAGTCCTGCGCCAAACGACTGAACTTAATCGTTGAATCGATGATTGGTGTGCTGCTTTGCTGACTTTCCGAAAGCTCAAATCGGCATGGCTTATACTCCACGCCGCCGAGCGTCTTCGGGAAAACTTGGTTATTTACTAGATAGAAACTGCCGAAAGACACATGATGAAACTCAATAGTCTCGTAGATTATCCGGTTCGGGCGCTGAGCCCGATACTCTCTTAGCGTTGGCATTATGGCACCCTCGGCAATGATTCCGGATCGCGGTCATCAGGATAGCCAGTGACGATAATATCCAGCCAACTGCCCCACGGCGGTGGAAGCTCGACAATGATGTCGTCAAACTCATCATCAGCGTTATTCAGCTTCCTGCAGATGACATTCCCCGACCACGTAAAAATATTCCCTGTCTGGTTCCACGTTGGCCACGCAGTGAAGTGCAGTTCCTGCACCTCTAAACCTGTGTCTCCGGTGCCGTTGTTCAGGCGCATGGAGAACCACTGGTTACAGTTATCGAGATAGTTAGGGCTGCGCAGCCACTGCATGAATGCACGGTGCTGTGTGACCGTTAATATCCACTTGAGAGAGAATGACGTTTTTAAATCGTCGGTTAACTTCTGGAATATTGGCGCACCGACCAAAGGCTGATCTGTTCTGAATCCGGTATCTGTCGCCGGACTTTTGTCAGACTTCTGCGCCAGTGGCAGCCAATCAGGATATGGAATAGCCATCTTAGCCCCCTGTGGCGCGTGAAGTTGCTGTGGTATTGCGGGTTATCGCAGAATGCATAGGCCCTTTGTTATCCATATCCATGACAAATGCCTGAATGGTGAGATTGTTACCATCTTGCGATGCTTGTGCGTCGTAAGCATGACTTCCAGATGTGTTGTCGTTGAATACGACAGTCACCTGAATGTTGCCGCCGACACCGCTGGAAATGTCCTTATTGCTTATAACCGAGCCATTATCTCCGGGTATCATGTACTGACTGCCATTGCTGGCTCGGAAGATTTCAGGCATTCCGCCTTCACCGACCTGATACATAGATCCTGCAGATACTGGACCGCCATTTTTACGAGCCCCAGCAATTCCCATCGCGAGAGCACCAACCACCGCGCCGATACCAATCGCTGCCGCTCCACCTAATGTACTGATGGATGCAAGCATTGCTGCCGGTGTCCATGCCGCTGTTTGCGTCGCTGCTGCCGCTGCACCTGCCGTAGTTGTTGTGGCAATGCCCGCAGTCTGCGCTGCAGTAGAAGCCGCCACCGCGCCTACGGTTGCAGTTTGCCCCATGATTGCAGACTTAACCCAGTCGACTCCCATTTGAACAAATGAGTTTATTAGCTGGTTCACAACAGAGTTAGCTAAACCACGCATTGCATCGCTTACGCTTTCTGTTCCAGTTAGCATCCCAGCAAATGCGCTTGATGCGTTATTACCCAGTGCATCAAGAGAAGACGCGAGCATCTGATTAGCCGTACTTTGTTGAGAAAATAGCTCCCACTGCGCAGCCGTTCTCTGTGCTTCATACTCAGTGTTAGCAGCATTCATTAATGCCAGTCCATTGGCTGTGATAACTCCCTTCTTAGTTTCGAACTGCTGTATGAGAGCTAACTTTTTAGCATGTTCATTAGCTAACTGTTGGACAGGGTCTATCTGCCCTAATGCTTCCTGCTGTGGAGAAACTGCCTGCTGTGCGCGAATTTTCGCAATATTAGCTTGATGCGATTCTTCTAGTCGCTCCATTGTTTGGTTGTATTGCTCTTGGCTAATTTTTTTAGCTGAAAGAGCTGTATTTAAATCTTGTATATCCTGCTTATAGCTTGCGTTTTCTCTATTTTCAGGAAGAAGCTTCTCCGCTGCCGCCTGCGCTTTTATGGCGTTGGCCGTGTCCCATTTTGCAGCTGCATATTGACGGGCCTCCGCAATCTGCGACTCAGTAGCACCTTTTCCAAGTGACTGCTCCGCATTGAGCATCGCCTGCTCACGACTCAGTTTATTGGTTGAGTCAGCAGCGAGTTCTGACTGTTGTTTCAGGTTCGCCAGTTTTTGGGCAATAGAATCAGCCTGAGAAGCGCCTTTTTTACGCTCTGACTGAAGTGTCTTCTGCGCCTGTGTATTTTTGTACGTAGCGGCAGCGTCATCCTCCATCTGCTTAGCGTGAGGATCACCCTTCGCAAACCCTGCATCTTCTGCAGCATATTGCGCCTGCAATCGCGCGCGCGCCTCTCCCTGAAGCTTTGACAGCGCAAGATTACGCTCGGACTGCTTGATTAGGTTTTTCTGCCCTGATGTTAGGTTGTCAGTTTCCTGCTTGAGCGCCGCCACGTTGCCTTTCGCAGTGACAGCCTCACGGGAGAGGTTAACCAGCGTACCGATAAATGCTGTTAACGCCGTCTGACCTTTCTCAGTAGAGCTCTGTGTGTTCTGCAACTCAGCAGCAAGACGTTGCAAAGCCTCTGGAGTAGGATTTTTAGCAATATCCGAAAGCTGTTTGCTGAACTCGAATGCTTTCTGCTCTGAGATGCCGAACTTATCCGCCACTGCCCCAACAGTGTTGCCAATGCTCATCGTCGTAGCATTGAAAGCCTGTCCTGCTCCAAAAGCCTGCTTCATTGCCTGAGAGTAATCATCGGTCGTGATATTCAGGGCAGAAAGGCGATCGTTAAATCCATCAACCGAAGCGTAGCCTCCGGAAAATGCAGAAAGCGCCTTGTCACCAAAGGAGAGAAGTGAGCTGGAAGCATCGCTAATCGCTTTCGGGATTTTGTTGATCGCCTCGTTGTATTCAAGAAGTGCTTGGTTGCGCATCAGCGTAGCAACCTCAGCATTCGTCTTGGCCAGCAGAGCATATTTATCTGACAGCGCGGCTACCCCGTTCTGGGAAACGGTAATAACCTTATCCATTGCCTCTGCTGCATCTTTAAGTGCATCCATGGCGTTTTTGCCGCCATTTAAAGATGTAATCAGCGTACCAGTGATGACTGTACCCAATGCAATGACGGCACCAATAACCGCGCCGCCGGGTCCGAACGCCCCCGCCAACTGCGAACCCTGCTGTGAGAATGCTACAAGCGCAGATTGCCCACCTTGAACCTGTACAATAAAGTCCTGAACCTGATAACCAGCTTGTTGCATACTGGTTTTCCATTTTCCATGGCTTTTTGATCCAGTCTCTACCCCAGTCTTCATATCGAAAAGGCGACCAGTTAACTCGCCTATTTTTTGCTTCTCTTCATCAGAGGCTTTTGAGCCAGCTCTCAACTGAGCGGCAAGTACGGCAGCACTACGGGCGCCATTCTCCTGAGCTTCATCCAGTACCGCTAACTGATTACCTAGCGCTTCAATGATAGATTCGGCACGGCTAAATTCACTGCTGGCTCCCCCTGTACCGCTGCGAGCCTCTTCCATCGCTCTTGCAATACCACTGACGTTGGTGTTCAGCTTGCGCAACTGGTTGTCCATGGAGTTGGCATAACCAGCCAGTTCTGTAAAAGCAGATCCGGTTTGTGACGCACTCTGGTCTAGGTTATCCATCCCCTTTCCTGACTGCTGGGCGGCAGCGTCTAATTTATCCAGAGCATCAATGGCCTGTTTCCCACCTTGCAGCAGAGGCTCAACATCGGCGCTTATTTCATAAACGATGCTACCGGCACTTTTTTCACCTGCCATTTTATTCTCCAGTAATTATTTTGCTGCTCTGGCCCTTCTTGCCGCTTGTCTGGCAAGGAAATCATCTGCTACAGATTCGTACTCTTCGCGAGTGAATCCCTTCTGATCTGGGTACTTAGCTGCCAGTAGGAATTGGAATTCTGTCATCGTTAATTTGGATGCTTCGTCACGACTCATCCCGAAGTGACTCCGTGCAGCGCTGATATAATCGAATGCACTGAACGAATTGGTTGTTTCTCCGGTCTCATGGCGCTGCAATCTTCTTACCTTTGCTTTTCCAACAACGCCGTGCTGTAGTAAGTGCTGCGCCATAACAATGATGTCATTGCGCGGCATTTGACCTGGTCGATACACCACACAAGATCTCCACCCCTTCCATTCTCCGATCATTGGCGTTAAATCATCCTGACAACAGGCCTGAATAACCCTCATTGATGTAGAAAGCATTTTCTCTGCCACGCGGTATAGCGAAGATGAAAGCCAATCAGGAAGTCTCCCAAAAGCACTCGCATATCCGGTAAGAAACCCGCTCAGTTCGCTTCCATGGACAATGGCGTATGCCTCAACAATTTCATTAGGATTTCCAATGCGCGCCATGGCTTCAAATGATGGGCTTAATAAATAATCCTTTCCCCCGTCTCGACTATCACTAATCGAAACTTCTCCTATATCAATTAATGCTGTCATGACTCATTCCAGTGAACGGTTATTATCAAGGGCAGCACAGCCACCCTTTGTAATAGCTGCTAGCTGACGGCTACGGTGCATGCCGCAGATGTGATTTTCTGCGCCGGCAGTGATGCATCAGTTACCTCGCAGGTATAAACACCTGCATCTCCAGATGCCGCACTGGCTTTGTTAAAAGTAGCCGTAGTCTGCCCGCTGACAGCTGATCCATCCTTTTTCCAGACGTAGGTGTATGGAGTGACACCACCTGAGGCAACAACAGACATATTCAGCGCAGAACCAGTTGTAACTGACTTTGTGGGCGTCAAATCTGTGGTGAATGCCAAAGCATCAGCGGCATTCACTTCGATTGTGCTTGCATCGCCAACCTTGAACTCAGTAGAGAAAGTAACGATATCGTTAGTCCCACCATCTGAGCTCAGCGCTGTGATGTTCATATACCCAACAAACTCAACAGGGCCGTAATCCATGCGCACCCAAATACCGGGCTGACGCTTAGCTTTAAGCTCACCGGCAAAATATTCGATGAACTTGCCGACACCGTACTGATCCAGTTTGTCTTTCTTGCGAACCTCACCTTCAAACGAGATGGTGAAATCACTGTTGGTGATGATGGTTTCAACATAACCGCCGCCATCATCTGCGTCAGACGTGACAGTATTTGGGTTGAAGTCGAAGCCCTTGGATGTACCAGCGGCCAACGCTTTCCATTCGGATTCTGACGGAACTGTATCTGCGCAGCCATCAGCAACCTCAAGAACGACTGCACCGCCAAATAGGCGTTCATTCGAATTTTGGCAATTAGCCATTTGTGATTCCTCTTTCGTATAAAAAAGAAAACCCGCCGGAGCGGGTGATTTAATATGTTTCTGGCTATTCGCCGTAAGTGCATGAGAACTGCAAACGGAAGACAATCCGACCTTCGTCAGTTAGCACTGGTGCAGGGATGGCTCCCATATTTTGAATATATCCGACGCATTCATCAGCCATTGGATGCTGTTGGATGTAGTCAATAATGCGCTGTACTGCAAGAACAGCCTCGTTTCGTTTCGTCCTAGCACCCACGACATCGACCAAAACGTAATGCTCTGCGCCTAGGTCGTTACGAATCGCTGATCCACCGTTAGACCTGAAAACCATTACAGCCTTTGATGGGTCTTTTGGATCGTCGAACATTAGCAACTGGTCAGTAAACCCATCCGTTAGTCCCGCATTGACAAACATATTCCTGACACGTTCATACATCATTGGGATCATAACGAGAGCTCCTTTAACATCACCTTATCGATGGCCTCTCTCTCCTCATCAAACCCTTTGCTCAGGAAGTGCGGTTCGGCGTGAGGGTCCCAGTAATTTCCTTTTTCCGTCCCGCCGCCAAATGATTTACCTTCTCGTGTTTTACCAAAGTGCGCACGAGGTTGACCTTTTAACTTACCTGACATCTCATGAACATAAGCAGCATAGTTAGCTGAGTACACAACCCGCCCAGTAATCAGCACACCACTAAAGTCCATTTCTCTAAACTGAGAGTTGATAAGAGTAGATGTATCGATTGGCGTGTAATATGCCGCTCGAGCAGAACCAAGAATAAGCGCTGATTGAATCGCTCTAACGGCTTTGCGCCCCTTAACGTCATTAATCAAATCGTTGAGGTTCTTTTTGGCGTTAGATATTCCCTTCACCTTAAGCCCCATGGCTATACACCTGTGATTAATGCGTAATCATCTGCTAACCGCTCAAAGGTGTCTGCGTACCTAATTACCTGTCTTATTTCGTCAGCACCAGCCGCTACAGGGTCTAATTCTGCCGATTTACCAAATAACAAGTAATCTCCAGCAGTGGCTGATGAATACTCAGTCCATATCGTATTTTTGACGACTATCTCAGATCCTAGGCTGCCAATACGCTTGCTCAGCCCGCCCTCGTAATCACACATGATGACTTCTGGAGCAGACCAGCCAAGCGGATCGCCATAATCATCAGTTCCGATGCTTCGCCAGATTGTGGCCTCCGCCGTATAGCTCCAATTTGCAACGCTGCTCATTCTCGCCACCTCTCGACCTTTGCACCGCTATCACGGATGCGCTTACAGTTAATCACCCATTCACCTGAGCTGTTCACATAGCCGGTGGTTTCACGTCCGCTATCGGTGCGAACCCATACGCGGGCGAAAGGTTTCGGACTGCGTTCTTCTACAGAGAACCATGTCATGACTAACTCCCGCACATACATCCACCCTTGCCAATCCAGATGCCAGCATAAGCTGATACGGTTGGATCAGGAGGAAGAACACCGTTGGTGCAACCAAACTTATCAAGCCCAGTGAGAAGCGATAGCGAGCCTTTCCAGCGGTCAGCGAATGACTGATATCTGAAAGAACGAGATGCACCGCTTGGTGCTGTCTGGGAACTAATATATTTATCCCCCTGAGCAAGCCCCATCAGTCCAATCAAATACAACTGAATTAGCAGAGCCGTAGATGCTGGATAGTGGGAGTCTAAGCAGTCTTGAATGCTGTTAGCTTGATCAACAAGCGCTTGCAGGATGAAGTCTGGAAGCGTAATCCCGACCGAATCCAAATACTCTTTGGCTTGTTCGATGGTTACCATGTTGGCTCCAGAATGAAAAAGCCCCGCAGATGCAGGGCATAAAAAAACCGCTTTCGCGGCGTTTAGTCTTCTTTGGCCTTTTTGCCCTTGCCTGATGTTGCCTCAGGCGTTGCTGGGGTTAATTCCCCGCCAGCTTCACCGAGCATAAGTCGGACATTTGACTTCAATGCTGGGTGTAATTTATCCAGCTCGACTACGTCACCAACATTCACGCCAAACCAAGGGCGAACTACTTCGTACTTAGCCATGATTACCCCTTACGCCAGAACGGCTCCGTAGACTACCCCAGACAGGCCGTCGCCATCGGTCGTGATTTGCAAACCTTCTGCGGACATAATCTGGAAGTTGTAGTTGACGTTTGGCAATGGGCGAGGAAGAGGAACAACACCAACAGCCATGCCAACCAATGGAGAAATCACATCCTGACGACGCTGATACGCGATGAACTCATTACCTTTGAGAGCAAAAGTCTGTCGAATTTCACGAACAGGAGCGAACGGAAGTACTGCCTGAAGCACGTTTCCGCTAACTACGCCATTCACAAAATAAGGCTGAGCAAGGTTAGCCCAAATCTCAGGGCTAACCCACATCACGTCGTATGCCGCCACTTTATTATTTCGAGCAGTCTGGCCAAAAGCACCTTTACCGAAGAATTCCATGATTTGAGCGGAGGTAGCAGTGGTCAAATCGATGTTTGCACCACCAGAACCTGAGCCAAGATTAATCTTCTTGGTATTACGATGGTTTTTCAGCCCTTGTGCTGGATAGCTTTGAACCTGAATATTTGCGTCGCCGTTCAGATAGTAGTTCACTCGCTTTTGGTTGAACTTACGCATCTTCGCCATTTGCGAGTCAAGAACCAGATCAACACCAACTGTGTTCATGCCCGCGGCATGTCTCCAGTTAACGCCATATCCTGCTGTAAATACAGGGACAGGGTCGCCGCCTGTAGCATATTCAGTGTGGTCGAACGAAAATGGAGCCTGTCCATCAATACTGATAGATACATCATCAGCAATATCACCAACAACATTATAAAGTTTGGCAGTTTTGCCAACTGGCAAAATTGTTTGAACCGACATCAGGTCGTTAACAATCTCCATACCAATTTCTTGATCGCGTAATTGGATAATCTGATTATCAATCTCAGCCCAAAAATCACGGGTCAGGCCACCAAGCGCATTAGCCGCTAGCATATCTGGCGTTAGGAGTTGACGGTTTGCTGCGATCATTGATTTGTTTTGAGCGTTCCAGATGTTTCGGTTAGCCCACAACTCATTCCAATGACCGCCGAGGCGGCTGTTTGCTGCCAATGTCTCTTTAGAGAAATACATGTTTTATCCTTCCTTATGCGCCAGCGCCAGACGCTGCAACAGTGCCAACGCGCATACGCACGCGAATGAAATCAGTAGAGCTTGCAGCAATAGTCGCTTCATCTTGGCTGTAGCCGATCACTGAATCAGTGTCAGCGGTTGCCAGAGTAAATTGACCATTAGAGCCAAGCTTGATCGGTGAGTCTTTTTTGTAGGCTCCAGCAACACACAGGAGAGCAAGCTCACGACCTTCTTCTACGTAGTTACCTACAGCAGAGTCACCTGATGGGACAGCGTCAAGAATGCCTAAACCTTGGTGATAGGCGCAGTCGATAATGTAGAGTCGACCGGTTAAAGCTGTTGCCTGAGCAAACTTACCAGAGCTATTGATGATTGCTGCAGTACCTGGCAACAGTGCCGCGGCAGTGGTTCGTGTCTCGGTTTTGTACAGAGACTTGCCGTCAATGTTTACACGGCGATAGCGAGAAGCCATTTGAATCCCCTCTTACTTGAAGTATTGATCGGCAACTGGTGCGCCGGTTTCTGCTGGGTTGTTGGCTGAGTTTCCGGCCAGCGGTGCCGCATCACCCAAGTTTTTAAACATGCTGTCCAATGCTTCACCAGACAGTGCGTTTGCTACGATATCGCCATGGACTTTAGCCACTGCTGCTCGCTTGGTCGTCTCTTCTGCTCGAGCGTTTGCGGTGAGAGAGTCTGATAGCTCTTTTTGATTGGCTTGCAGGGCATCAACCTTTTCCGCAAGAGGCTTGATAGCCTTTTCGGTATTTGTCGCCACTGCCTCACCAATCATGTTGCCGATTGTCTCTAGTTCTTCTTTGGTTAAAGGCATGTCGCCCTCCGTTTGGTTTGTATTTGTTGCAGGTTTATCCTGCTGGTTGAGGAATGATTTGAATTTATTAACAGCAACAGCCACCCAAGACTCTTGCCGGACTACCGGTGAGCCGGTTTCATCAAAGGTGATTTTTCCACCATCGCTTTTATAGCCGAAGACCTCGGCCTTACCGCCGTTTCTGACGACCACAACTTGCGAGTCAGTGAAGTCAGCAACCCACGCATATTCATCTGGTCCAGATGCAAATTTGTCTCTTACCGCACGGTCTAGCCGGTTTTCTCGTTCGCGATATGACTCGCCAACCAATGCACCAGAGTTAGCTTTGATTGGCGTCGCTAGGTCAGCGTTAACCATTAGCCCGACGCCCTGTTCAGGCGTTGCGGCACCAACTTCATGGAGTAAGATTGCGTCATGATCCATGGCTTTAATCTTGGCGACCCAATCAGCGCCTAGCGCTTTTTGTTCTTCGTTTGCTTCAACCTGATCGAGGAATACAGCAACACTTGTGTGGATGGGTGGAACATCTTCTCCGCGTTCAATCGCAGCTACGTGCTCTAAAAGCTCTCGCCCACCCTCTGACTCCTCGGCCTTGCCGATATCTACCCACTTTTCTAAGTAAATACGGTTGCCTGACTTCTTAACATTACGGTTCCAAGCCCCTACGTAGCCGATGTTTAGCCCTTCAGGAGAGAATGCTGATACAAACTGCCCATTAACCATTGGGTGGCCTAGTGGTGCCAGCGTCCCTTCGAGGCCTGTGTAGTGAGCATCAATTTCGCTTTCTGGGTATAGTCCGCCATTCATAACCACGTTTGCTGGCAGCGTATAACTGGGGAGGATCAGGTGATCGCGACCGTTGTAATTCTCACGCCTGATAGACTGACTGTTGACCTTAGTTGTGACGTTAACCTGCATTGTCATCGGTTAATCCTCTTGCCTTCATTGAGGTGTATTCCTTCCTCGTTCGTTCGATTACGGTGTTTGATAAGGGCTCGCCTTTGTCGTCTACCAGCACGGCTACAGTGGAGCACTTGCAGTTAATTGAGTTTGCATCTCTAGACCACCAGTCTCGCTGCTCATCCGTTGTGTAGAGTTTTCCATGTCTAGCTGCGTGAGTGCTGCGAGTTGTGGGGCTCAGCGCTGAGATATGAAGCTGCATTGTTTGGATGCCGTAGTTGGCCTTGGCATCATCATCCTCATCCATACGGGCTCTTCTTAAAGCCGTAGTGATTTCTGTTCTGGCGATGCGATTGGCTCTACGAGACTCAATGCCGGTTTGATCTGTTAGGTTTCGTGCAACCTCTTTCGGATTAAGGCCACGCCCGATTCCATCAGTCAGTATCCGAGCCATGTCAGCTTTAACTTGAGCGCTTAGGTTCTTCATTTCTTCAAATTCGCGAGCCCGAACCAATACAAGCCGTAGTTGGTATGGCTCACTCATCAGAATGCTTTGAACGCTATTTTGCCCTGCGGCATAGGCCGGTGATTGCTGGGATAGGTTTGCAAACTCTTGAGCGGTTCCGCGCTGATATGCCACCTCGACATACTGATCGAAGAACCAAAGGTTTAGCTCTCCACCCTGAAGCAATATTTCATCCACCATCCTCTCTCCATTTTGCAGAAGCATGGATAGGAGGCCTTGGTCTAGTTGGAATGCGTATCGTTGGTTTACTGCGGGTGATGCGGGGATTCGGTTCAGTATATGTATATAGCCTTTGGTGATTAGCTTCATGCGCTTTGAAAAATCTCGCATGGCTCCACGTTCTAGCCTATCAACTCCGGTCGGGTCCTGTTTATTACTGGGTAGGATCGCCGACTTTGCTTTCTTCGCCATCGTCGATTTCCTCACCTAGTGGGTCATTTTCATCTGATTCATACCCAGCGGCCTCTCTAATCTCGTCTCGAGAGAAAACAGGCTCTCCAGTGGATACAGCCTTCTGGTTTATTTCGCTCATTTTGGTTGCGCTATCTAGCTTGTCAGATGATGACTGTTCGTTGAGGTCGTCCCAGATGACGGTTTTCTCTGACACCGGATCGATAACTTGTAGCTCGATTAGCTTGTCAGTGAAATCTTCAATGTCGTATGAAAGCTCTCGTTCTCGGCGTGACTGGCAGCGAGCATTCATATACTTTTGGTCTTCGGTACTTGCTCGCTCACCTGTTTGCATTCCCACAAGCACCTTGGCCGGAATATCAACACCTGCCGCCGCCGTCTGGAGGTTGACATCATAGGTGGGTGATGGATCGGCTACTGAGGTCACCAGCGGAGTTACGCTTGCGCCCTGAGTGGTGAGCATCACATCGTTTCCACGGTTTACTTCTTTAGCAGCTTCATTGAACTTCTCTTGTAGGTCATCAACACTAACCCCATAGAGAGAAGCTAGATTGTTGAAATCAATTTCTTTCTCAAAGTTAACATTCAACTGCCTAGCGGCGTTCTTGAGGAAAGATTCACCAGACCCTCCTTCAACTTTCTCAAGACTGACAAAAGCGTTGTACGAAGGCTCTAAGAATCCAATAGCATCGTCTGAATAGTCGCCAAGAATAAACACGCGATCAGGGTGAATCTGGACCCTACGACTCCCACCATTAGATAGATATTCGGTGTATTCCCACATAGTGGGTAGGCCGTATGTGATTGAGTTGATATCAGTATCCAGCGAGTAAGGTTTTAAAGCCCCAGCCCATACAGGGGTGACCTTTTTTAGCCCCTTCCTTTTCGTTACAGACTGATTCCAAGCCTTTCCATCACGGATATGTAGCAATATGCCTGACCACCGGCCAACCAATCTACGCTTATCAGCCTCAGCAAAGCTATTCCAGAGTCTGTTAGTGAATACCGGTTTAATTTTCCCTTCCCAAGCAGTAGCTTTCTTCGCTTTATCGAATTTATCGCCTTCGATGATTTGCGGGTTAGACTTCCAACAGTGGGATATGATCTTGTTGACTGCGCCAAATGCAATGCCGCCGCGCCGGTAGAGCTTATAGAGGTCATCAAAGGTTAAGTCCTCTTTGAAGCCATACTCACACCACGCTGAGCTTCGCTTTGCATCAAGTCCCATAGTTGGATTTAGTAGCCCCATACGGGCACGCGCCATCCTTACATCCGTCATGGCGTGATTGACGGCTAGCTGTAGTTTGTCGTTCATGGAGTGTCCGTAGAAAATTTGTTATCGCTATCTGCCTAGAAGCCTTTTGGGAATCATCATTCCTGCCGACTGAGCTTTGCGCTTGATATAACCGTCTAAGCCATAACGCACACCATCCCAGCAGTGGTTGTTTTTGTCTTCGATGATTGGCAAAACTTCGCCAGTGATCCGGTCTGTTTTGTACGAGTAGAGACGTGCTTCTTTTGCCGTTTCTTTGCAGCGTGGGTGAATGATTATCTGCTTGAATCCACGTAGGCACGTAATTCCGTCCTCAACACTGCCTTGCCACTTCTGAGCGGATGAAATGTTGAAACCTTGACCCTTGATATGACTTATCGTCTCAGGCCGAGAGTTATCGGCCTTGATAGGCCATTTTCTAGCCTCTGGAATGCCGGGGAATTTTGCCTCATCTGTAGCTTTCCACTCTTCCAGTTGCTTTGGCTTAGCCCCGTCCTTACCAGCGTAGAACTTCCACATGTCATCAAGCTCTACGCCATTGCCGTAGGCCTCATATTCGATATAGAGATTGCTATCAAGAATGAACATTCGAATGAGTGTGCTTGGGTCTTTTGCGAAACCGAAGTCCGCGCCAAACAACAAACGCTCGGCCTTCTGCCAGAGGTCATCCGCAAAGCTCTGGACGACGTATTTGTTAGCCAGTACCTGCTTGTCTGAGTTTTCGAGATATGCGCCTTCCCAAATCCACGCGTAATCGGCGTAATCAAGGTTTTCTAAGTCCTCTAACCTTTCTTCCTCGAGAACTTCTGGGAACCATGGATTGTCTCCGTAGTTCATCTCGGCAAACATGGAGTTTTGGGGAGGATTCTTTCTAAACAGCTTATCTGTCGCGCTGCCGTCTTTTTCTGGGTTCCATGTAACCCAAATTTCAGAGCCTTTTTCACGAACCGTAGGACGTAGCTTCTTCCATGCCGTCGATGATACTGATTCAGCCTCATCTACCCATGCAATCAGTATTCGAGCCTTTGATTTGATGCTGTCTAGGTTATGCCGCAGGCCACAAAACACGTAGCTAACACGTTTGTTTTTAGTCCTGATGTACTTTTCGCCAATATCGAAATAATCATCGAGCCATGGAACAGAGCGAATAGCTTGCTTGATCTCCTCCATGGAGGACTCTTCAAGGGAGTTCATGAACTCTCTAGCGCAAAGAATTACACCGCTTATTCCGCTCTCAGCTGCCTGATATGCCTTAACAGCACTCATCAGTGCAAAGGTTCGAGTCTTTGCTGAGCCTCGACCACCGTATGACCCGCGATATCGGACACCTTCTTTGGCAAAGACTGGGACTAACTTGGCTGGTATTTGTAGGTCAACTTGGTTTTCCATTGGCTGGGTCAACTCCTACCAGACGAATGGTTGTTGGCTTCGGTGTCATAGAACCATCTGATGATCTGTGATCAACCATCTCTTTGAAGGCGCTGACGTCAATGTGCTTACCTAGCAACTCGAGGTTCTTCACTTTATCTGGCCATTTTATTTTCTTAAGCAGCGCTGCAGTATTACCTTCGGCGCTCATCTCCATGACTTCCATGCCAGATAGCGTGGTTCGCCATGTTAGAGGCCAATCTCTGACCGCCTTCAGCTCTCCTGTGTCAGTAAGGATATCGAGAACGTCCATTTGGTCGATTTCTACGAGCCGCTTTAAGACATAGGTCGCATTAATGCCAACCAGATCATTGCGTTGAGCTTTCAGTTCGGCAATCCTAGATTGAATGTCAGGTTTTGACATGTTTTCGGATGCGGTACGGTTTGCAGTCTTTTCGCTGTACCCCGCCCGAATAGCCGCTTGTGTGGCATTTAAATCGATGAGGTACTCGCGACAGAACATTTCTTGTTTGTCGGTGAGTGCCATAGCCTTCTCATTTAAAGAGGAATAATAACAATGAAGGAACACCTCCATGCTTTAGTAACTGCATATTCTATTAGCGAATTCTTGCTGGCTCAGCATAGGAGTCAACTCGTACAGGTTAATAGTCATACCCGTGCTGTTAAGGAAAGAGCGACGCGCGTTGCATCAGTTACTTTTGAATTACTGGAAAAATGTAATTACAAGCCTTTTCTCTATGCTAATGACTATGTTGGCAATAAATTAGTCAGCTCACTTCTTGAACCTCAACCATTATTTAATCGTGGTGATGTCTATTTCCATACAGTACATGGTGGCGGAATAGTCTTTGCTTTAGATGGTGATTTAAATTCTGGCCATCAATTAGAGGCGAACGGTGAAATTCTTAACTTTCAATCGGGTCGCTTTGAGGATGAGGAGGCATTCCAATACTTCTTAGATGACATTAAGCCATCTCTGGATGCGGTAATATCCCATCTTTCCGAGTAACCAGTACTCAACATTTGTTCTGTTCATTCTGAAATTACAATTGGATTGAACAGAATTTCACTCAACTCATCCGGCTGAATGTTTCTCCATGAACCGTCATGTTCTGCAATAGCAAACAGACCGTTAACCAGCCTTGGCTCTTTTGTTGTCATGACGCCTTCGTATGTGGTGCCGTCTTTCTTTGTTGCTTTGACGTTGTACTTATCAGCCATAAGCGAATATTCCTCTGTTTTTTGAGTATCCGCCCTACGGCGCTATGTGAACTTATGCTGCAATATCGTGTGCTCTCAGTGAAAACACACTGTATTGCTCCATGATTCTTCTGCCACGGTTCATGTAACCGCCATGAGAGCGAGTGGTAATCGCTCGGCATTGGTCGTTATTGATGTCTCTGTACGCTAACGGTCAGGAGAGGAACCGGTTATGGCTAATACAGAGATGCTGCGACAACCCACGCAATTTGATTTGGTTCGCCAGCCTCGCCCCGCTTCGCAGAGGTGCTAACTGACTTACGGCTTACCCGTCAGCAAGAAAGTGATCACCTCCTATGGGGTTACACAATCTTTTTCCTTGTCGGGGGAATTGGTAAGAGCCGTTGTGAAATAGGCTCTCAGTCTTGGATTCCTTGATTTCAAGAAGTCATGCTGCTTTATCGTCTTTTGGTAACCCGGGGATGATTAGCTGAATCTGCTCCTTCAATTGAATTCTTTCAGATTCAATACGGCGCTTCTCTCCGCCAACTCCCCAACTGTTCATGATTCTGGCGGCGGTGCTAACTCGTCTGTTCTTACTCTGATATTCCAACTCAAGCTTGTTCGCCTGAGCGAAGAGAGAAAGTTTGCCCATCACAACATCGCGGAACGTCTGATATACCTTCACCTCGAAAGAGGCAGACAACCAAGCTGCGTACTTTAGGGCAATCAATTCGTGCGCCCAAGTACCTCTATATGCACCACCGTGAATCACATCAAGTATCTGATTTTGTTCCAAAGTGTCTTTTAGCACTTTGGAAACCTCATCAATAAATGCCTGAACGCCATCAGCACCAAGAAACTGACTTGGAACCTGCCACTTCTTAGCTAGGCCGCCTGATACTGCTGCTTTGTGCATGTCGTTCAGGTTATAAGTTCCGTTTTCATTACTTCTAATAGGGACGTTTTCAATAACAATGCTTGGATATTGCATGGTGAATACCTTCAAAAAAGAAACCTCTGTTCACCAGAACGCCCATACCCGATCGCACCATGCTTCGATGGAGTTCTCAGAGGTCGCTTTTGTGAATGGTTTCGGGTTTGCGATGCGCGGTGAAAGCGCGGTGAAATACAGATGTAAAAAAGCCCCAGCGATTGCTGAGGCCAGTCGTCAAGTTAATTACCCCTCACTATAGGGAGCTGAATGTGCACCCTTTAATACATATAACGAATTAATCAGTTATGTGGCTTATTAACTTGATGAGGAGATATCTATGCTTGATTTAATTAATATTGATTTGATTGTTGCCATTTGTGAGCTACTAAAACACCCGTTCAAATTGATTTGCATGTGGCTCATGGCAAAGCTTTTCGAAAAATATCCAGATTTACCACAGCAAATCGCACTAATCAGACACGGGCAGCAATCACCTCAAACACTGGTGGTTAATGTATTCTTGAAGCCCGTTAATCATTGCTGTTGCTGTTCTGATTCGTTCGACGAGACTGAGATAATCCCGCTCAGCGGAGTCATTAAGTCGGGGGCTGGTTGCATCAGGCTTGCCGGAGGATGCTGTGGCTTCGGGCAGCTTTGGACAACTGGCCGCGATGCGCAGCCGCTTAGTGCCGTTACCAAGGTCAGCACGCAGACGCTCAACTTCACTTTTTGCATTGGCTAATTCCTGAGTGACCTTAATATCCAGTTCTGCGGCCTGTACTCGTTGCCGCTGGATGTTTTCGAGGTCTGCTTTCTGCTGTGCAGCTACCTGAGTGATTTCTTTTAGTTCGGAACTGAGCGACTGCATCTTGCTTGTCGTGTACCACACGCCAACTAGTAGAGCGATGATGACGGAAAGTAAGGCGGTGGTTAACTTGCTCATCTCTGGCTCCAAGTGCAAACCTCATATTCAACATCTCGTCGATTCATCAGCCCTTTCCACTTCTTGCCACCGGCATATACCCAGCGCTTTAGCTCATCACATGCTCCGGAATAGTCACCGGCATTGAGCTTTTTAAGCATGGTGGAATTGATGAAGGCGTTTGCACCAACGTTGTAAGAAAATGAGTAGATAGCGGCGAGCTGCGTTTCTGTGGTCTTAACTTTGATGTTCGGATTGACCTGTTTGGCGATCCGCTCTAAGTCAGCCTTAGTCAGCGCATCACACTCTGCATCTGAATATCGCTTGTTGATTATGATGTCATTGCCGGTATGCCCATCGCAGACTGTAATGACTCCTACCACATCTTTGTAGGGAACGTACTCTCGCCCCTCTAACCCACCGTTACCGCTTAACATTACCGTTGCGATTGCAATGGC